CGTGCGCAAGGATTTGTTCACTTTCGCGGTTTACTTGAGCGTGTATAATCCCGAGACCAAGGAGAGCCACTCGGTTCGGGACTACCAGTGCGAAGTGGTCAATGAGTAAGATAGTCGAGTGTCCAGTGTGCGGCTTCGTGACACAGACGTGGCGTAAGGACCCGAAGTGCAACCACAATCAAGACGAAGAAGGAACTCCGCGACCGTTGGTGAAGATGGGCGAGCCTAAGACTGTGAACGCTTTGTACGTTAGGGCTTGGATTGCGTACCACTTGGCGGTCGAGAAGACAGAAGGGTTTAGACCCCAAGCGGCTAAAACGGCTCAAGATTTAGCCCTACAACAAGAAGCGGTGCGGCTCGGAATCGCGGCTCAAGTTCGAGTCATGAACCAGTTTAAAGTCCCGATTCCCGTGGATCAAGAAGGTCGCCGCGCTTGGAACGTGGCGAACCAACACGCTCTCAAAATCTTAGGAAAGGACCGAGATTGAAAGACCCGACGTTGACATGGAAAGAGAAGTACCAAGTCTTGGCTCGGATGCGGTTCTTGGCGTTCAAGGCCACGATCTTATTGGATACTCCCCGTGCATTGGGTTTTTGTTTCCGCGCTACGCCCGGAATGATCGTGATTTACATCGACCCGTCCTTGTCTTGGAAGAACAAGCTCATAGTCTTGGCCCACGAGTTCGGCCACATGGCGACGTACTCTCCAGACGGCGGACTGATAGAGTATCCCCGGAATCGGTCTGAAGAAGACGCCAACGCTACCGGCGAAGCGATTTGTCGCGACTTCGGAATCTCGTCCCGCGAGTACTGGAAGTTCGTTAAAACTGCACCTAGAGACTTCCGCGAGAAGCACGACTTGAACCCCAGATTGCGGAGGGTCGTATGAAGTCTTGTTTCTATTGCAAACTAATCGACCCGAAGGTCGAGTGCCGAGGTGTTCACTATTGCCCCAATCCGCGGTGTCCCGGACCCGGCGCGACTTGGTTCCGAGCGACCTTGAAGTCTTACCGACCGGACGGCATGGACGGTCACTTCGTGGACGCCGACGAGCTGGAAGCAGAAGCTACGAAGTACGAGAACCGGAAGATCGTGGCCGACGCAGTGTCAGCCCAAGCTTTGTCCGAGTCGTTTAAAAAGTTCGTGTCTAAGGTACCGTTCGCGCACGTAGTGGCCGGATACTTGGCGAGGAAGCGATGAAAATTGAAGTGCTAGACTTAGGTACCAGAGTCGTCGACGACTTGACCGGCGAAGAGACAACCATCATTGGGGTAGAGGTTTCAGTCGGAAGAACTTATCGTGCAGAATACGCCGGAGTTGTGGTAGGATACTGGGTAGATTCAAAGTATTTGGAGGGTGGACGACACCCTTGGGAAATTACGGAGAAGAAATGAACAAATTTTTAGTCCTCGCAGTAATAGCTACGGCTATTGATTTCGGTGGTTTTTTGTTGGTGATGAACGTCGACTCAAAAATTGCCCTCGGGGTGGTCTTGATGTTCATGGGTAATCAGATGATGCGCGACGTTAGAGCTGCAAAAGCTCAGGAGAAAAAATGAGTCAGATTGTTTGTCAAGTTTGCAAGGAAAATCAGATCACTCACCCGTGCCAAAACGAAGGATGCAAGTACGGGGTGTGCGACACGTGCAAAGCCCAGAGTCACATCTGTGCAGCCATCAAGGACGCAGTAAAAGAGTGAGTTGCGGGAAATAAAAAAGCCCAGTCCGAAGACTGAGCTCTTTTACGGTCCTAGCCCGAGGTTGATCACTTCCTCAACATCTAGAACACCAACCGAACCGTCGAAACGATAAGGGGGATTACGTAAATTGTACTGCGATCTTCAGGAATTGTTCCGGAGAAATCGCGCCCGCTCGACTAGCTATTCTTTTGAGTCTCTTGATTCTCGCTTCAATTCTGACTGGGTTAACGCGCTTTCCTCGCTCTGTCAATCGCTTCACTATCTCGTCTAGGGGAACGTCTAGAAATACAGGAACAACTTTTGTTACGGCCGAAGCTTCGCGTAAGAATTTCGCGACTAAAACTGGCGATTCGTACACCACTGGGCTAGTACCGTTGAATAACAGTTCCCATGGATGTCTGTGGAATTTATCGTACGAGTAACTACGCGGATAGTTGAGTGAATTTACGAGAGTTGTCTTGCCAGAGCCAAACGTACCAAAAATGAAATATATGGTGGGCGTCTCTCTTCTGGGGTGGTCTTTTTTTAAGTTATCCGACGCCCACAACGGTTGTAAATTTGTGTAGTGAACCGCGGCCTTCAGTTGCTCAGGAATAGTTAAGTCAAAGCTAGAGAGCGGCCTGACGTGGTCGAGGTGCCAAGTCTCTCGTCCCCAGTTTTCCCAAGTCATTCCGGGCTGAAACTTTAGAGCTATGTAAGCTTTGAACTCCGCTATGGAGCAACCTAAGTCTGAGACTGCGGATCCGGTTCTTTGACTCTTGCGAATTGCTTTATTGAGTCTAGAACGTAGGTTAATCACCAGTCGGCGGTTTAGATTACTCTTCTCGTTCAAATACTGGGCGTGACGCTTATCTTTAAATTCTGAATTTGTTTTGTTTGTAGCGTACCATCTACGTTGGTATTCCAACCGCGCTTCACTATTTTGTGAGTTATATATTTGTTTTTTGGCTAAAATTTTGAGTCTATTCTTTTTATAGTGAAGCTTCTTTTTTAACTTTAGCGCTTCTACGTTAGCGGATCTATAAGACCTACCTTTTTCAGATCTACAACTCTTACAGTTAGAAGTTAGCCCGCTGGGAGTGCCGTTCCTGACGTTGAATTCTGATCTGGGCAAGTCTAGCTTACAACCAGAGCATTTCTTTGAGTCTTGCATGTTCTAATTGTATCAGACAGGCAAATAAAAAGGGTGAATCAAAAGATTCACCCTTTTTTATAATCAATTCAATAACTTAGATTAGAGCGAGGAGTTTCCGCTGCCGCCGCCGATGCGACCTTTAAAGTTCCACGTACCTTGCCAAACTCCGCGAGCATCCAAGGAACCGCGACCGCCGCCCCACTTAACGCCGGAGATCGTGTACTCAACGCGGTTATCCACCGAGTTGAATAATTCCATCGTCAGCTCAGGCTGAGTCATGATGTCTTTGATGTTGTCTGGACGAATACCGAGTTGGGAGACCGTGTTGCCGTCGATCTTGAAGAGGTTGCAAGTGAAGCTGACCTTGTGGGCCGTTTCAGCGAGCTCGCCGACTTCGAGTTGATCGATGATGTCGATGTCGGTCAGCGTGTTTTCTTCGTCGATTTCGACGCTTCCCACGAAGCCGATCTTCACGCCGTTGATCTTCAACTGCGCTTTACTTCCCGTTAAGACTTTAGACATTTTTCAGTTCTCCTTGCTCAAACAAATTCTTTACCGTCTCGAAGATGTCGGTTTGCGTCAACAACGCGTTCCGGTCATCGAAAGAGACGCAGTGTTCTTTACCCAGTCCGTCGACGAGGATGAATTCCCTCATCTGCGGATCCAAGCTCTTCAGCATCAAGAGCGAGCCTGGGTTGATAACCTTGATCGTATCCACGAAGGAATCGGCTCGGTTGCCGTCGGACTTGTAGAAACTACGGTCCAACTCGTCTTCCATCTCCGACTTCAAGACCGAAGTCTGATACCGGAGAGGTCGCATAACTTTCAAGGCCTCGCCGTTCGAGAATCGAATCTCGAGCAACTTGACCATCGCTGGAAGAGCTTTCGAGAGGTACTTTGTAGCCTCTTCTTGCTCTAACCGGAGCTTCTCGGACTTAGCCAAGAATTCCCTGAAGGAGGAGTAAGAACCGGCAGGCCTCGCGGCCGACTGGAACTTACCTTCTCCCCAAACTACTTTCTTAGACACGCGTCGTTCCTATCTGCGGTCGACTTACGCCGACTGCGTGATGTCACCCAAGGTGAAGTTGAAGAACACGAAGTCTAAGCCTTGGACCGGTTTGAACTCGAGTTGCACCGTGCAAGTGTTACCTTGGATGCTCACCACGAAGGTATCCAACCGGAAACCCTCAGGCGCGTCGCTCGAGGACGTGATGATCTGAACGTCCGGTTGATTCAACTCGCGGAGCTTGTTGATCAAGGCGTTCTTGATGGACGATGCGAGTCCGTTCGAGATTTTGTTCCCGACGAAGAGTTGCTCGGCCGTAGCGCGCAACGTTTGCATCGTGTAGTAACTGGCTTCGACCACCGAACCGCGGTTGAACACGAAGGACGAATCGATTCCGTAAGTCGTGTTGTCCACGACGATGCGGAAGGACGAGTTGTTCGGCTCAGTGAAGAGCACGCCCGACTCAATCGCCACGTCGACGTCCAACTGAGGATTGAAGTCGCCGGTAGGCAACAACGTCACTGGGTCAATAAAGTGTCCGACGTTCACAGCTTGGAGGGTCTTGAAAGTCAAGGGTGTTCCAACCTGAGTTCCCAACCGGATGCCAGCAGCCATCGCAGCGAAGATGTGGGGTTGACCGACTTTCAGATTACCCGTAGCATCCACGAAGACGACGTCTTGCATCGCGGCTTGGATGTTGTAAGAGCTGATTCCTGCAATCGTCGAGAAGCAAGTCGCTTTCGAGGAGTTGCGGAAACCGACCATACCTTGAGCTTCGCGACGGTTCTTGATTTCACCGCGGAGAGTCAAGTGAGCGTTCAACGCCGCGATCACCGAAGCGATCGTGTAAGTCGAAGCTGCGTCCGTGAATCCGAGTTCGGTATCAGCGATGTCGACCGAAGCGTCGCGAGACACGCAAGGCACACAGACTTGGTAAATCTGAGCGAGCGAGTCAGCGAGACCGTTCGAGAAGTCAGAGTTCGTCGAGGCGCCTTGAGCTCCACCCGTGAGAGGGAGAGACTGTACGCTCGGCACTCCGCCGAGAGGCTGAGTTGCTTCTGTCGCTTGGATGCGGGCGGAAGTATTCAACACGGCCAAGATTTCTTTCTGCAACCGGTACACGCTCAAGCTCGTCAAGATGCTCGTGGCTGACATCGGGTCCAAGTCCGTCGCCGGAGTGGCCGAGAGAGGAATCGTAACCATCGAGGCTACGTATCCAGCGTTGCCGTTGATCGCGTCGACCAACTGAGACATGGTCTTGCCAGCGAGCGGGATGCTCAAGTTGACCGAGGAATCGCTTTGACCGGTCAGAGACGTGGTCAGAGTCAGAGACTGACGAGTTGCGCCAGAAACCGTTGCCGTAGCAGCCGTTCCGTTACCAGTGTAGTGAATGCTGAGAACCGGAGAAGCTGCGTTCTCACCGAGAGACTCGGTCGTTCCGCCCAACTTCGGGACGGACAAGAAAACTTGTTTGCCGGTATCGCCTGCGGACACCACAATCGAGAGCTCGTTACCGGGAGCACCCCAACCGGAATCTTTAATCACGAACATCGGGCTCGAAGACTTCAAGAGCGTAGCGCTCGCTTGAGTCGAAGCGTTCGTCTTGTAGATCAAAAACTGACCAGCTCCGCCGACGCCCGGAGTGTTGCTCGGACGAGTCGCGGCGACCGCAGCGTCACAAATCGGACCCGAACCGTACTTGGCCAAGAGGTCAGAAAGCTGAGAGGCTTGAAAAGCTTGGATTCCGTCGCTAGAACCGGGAGCGCCTTTTTCAGCTTCACCGATCAACATCATGACGTTCGTTGGAGCAAGCGGCGAACCAGCCGAGTTGTCCACTTTGAACTGTGAGTAAGCGCCGGGCTTGAGGATCGAGGCGCCGCCGAAAGACTTTACGATTGCCATTGATTGGATCTCCTAAAAACTAATACCGTTTGAGTGCAGCTTCGTACTTTTCTGAATCTTCTTTTTCTCTCAATCTGCAATCTCGAAAAAACGCTGCAACTTCATCGCGTTGCCAGAATCGGACTTTGCCTTGGCAAACCGCTCGGGCGAAGAAAGCTTCGAAAGAGATTATCTCTACCTTCGACTCAGCGTCTGAGCCCTTCTCGGCCTTCTTTCGCTGCTTCTTCATGGTCCAATTATACCTGAAACTAGTCTTCGTCGTCCACGGTCTGATCGTCGACTTCGTCAGCCGGTTCGTCGTCCGGTTGGGCGTCAACTTCAATTAAGTCGATGAGTTGTACGTTGTCCGAGACCCACGAGTCGTCGACTTGGCCCATGGCCGTGAAAAAGCGAGTGAAGACGATGTCTCCCTCGTACTTCAAGTCGCGAGTGAAGTCAGACCCTTGAAAAGTAGAGTTGATGAAGTTGCGCTTGATGAGGTCGGACTTACGCGACTTGAGGATGTACTTTAAGATGACGTACAAATACTTCGTCAACAAAGCATCTTTGGAGTGAACCCCGATGATGATGTTGACTTGGGAAGTGTCGCCCTTGACTTCGTGCTGGGTGAAGTCCAAGAAAGTTTTGATGTAACATCCGGCGCCTAGGTTCGGTTGCAAACCGGTTCCGATGAAGAAGAACTTGTTTCCCAAGTCGTTCGAGATGCCGGGTTGGACCGTAAACGAGTTGTTCGAAGCGTCTACGAAGATGAATCCGGGACCGATCGGGTCCAAGTCTACGCCGTCCGGAACGGCGATTTTGCCCGATTGCGTAGCGTAAGACGTGGGAGTGAAGCTCGGAACTCGGATTAAGGTCGAGTCGCCTAAGATGTTGACTTGGACGTCGGCCTCGAAGTCGCCCAAGTGCGCGCGCTCTTTGGCTTCGGCTTCGTTAGCTAACTGTATGGAATAACAAGGAGTTTTGGCGGCCGCTTCGTGAAAAGAGTGTACGACGGCGATGTTCTTCGTAGTCAGTAAGTTCTTGATCTTGGTGAGCTCGGCTGACCCGTACTTGCGCGAGGCGTAAGCCATGGTCAAGGTGCCGAAAATGTCGTCGACCACGTCGGGATTGCGACGGAGGTACTCGAGACCATCGCGGATGACGGACTCAATGATCAAATCAGCGAGGTTCATTGACATAAGGCAATTATACCTGGGTCCTAGAGCAAGGTCTTGACGATGTTCTCGAGCTCGTCTTGGACATACTTTTCAGCTTCTTTGAAGAGTTGGTACCCAGGATGTCCGGGATGTTGCCACCCAGTGGAGTCTTCCGTGACCGTGCGGTAAGTCATGTAAATACTTGATACTTTCCCGCTCTCGCTCACGAACTGGTACTTCGTCATGTTGGACAAATCGGGATTCAACGGAACCTGACCCGCAGTTGCAACTTTGCCGGTCAACGGTCTACCCTCTAAGTCCTTGAAAATCTTAGTGATTGACTGTTTCTTTCCGGCCATGTTGCGGACACGAATTGCTTTGATGTCGGTGCCCAAGTCGCCCGAACCCTTTTCGCCCGAGAACGGCTTGTGTCCGAACGGTACGACCGCGAATTTCTTGCCCTTCTTCGAGACTTGGACCCACGGTTGTCCGGCGCGACGCCCGACTTGAACTACCTTTGTGGACTTCAAGAGTTGGTCTCGGATCGAGTAAGCTGGTTGGCCTTCTTCTAGTTTGGTCGCCCAATCTCCGTCGAGGAAGATCAGCCACGTCCCTTCGCCCAAGTCGTCGATCTTGAGAGCGCGGAGGTAGTCTTGGCGGTTCTTCGGGTCCATCGACATCGATTGGATTTTGGCGATGATGCCGGCGTACGTCGCCTGGGCCACGTTTTGAACGGCCTTCTCTAGTTCGTCCTTGATGGCTTCGGACGCGAGCTCGAGTTCTTTGCCGAGTTGGTCGGCTATGATTTTGATTGAAATGTCGTCGCCCACTCTACACCCGGTTGAACTTGGGACACCAAGCGGAGTGTCCCGAAGACGTCGAACCGCACTCGCACACCGCAGCGTACTTGGAGGCGAATCGACGGTGGAGAGTCAAGTCTGAGGCTAAGAACGCTTCTGAAATAACGCGCCCGTCTTCGTACGTGTACTGGACCGTGAACTTCGTTGGAGATTGTCCAGGGTTTGCAACACCTTGGACGGTCCCGATTGGTCTCTTGAACACGGGCCAGACTTTGACTTCATCCCCGATGTCGAACTTCGGGAGTACTCCGAAGGGACTGTCTCGGGGGTCTCTCATGGCTAAATTATATCAAAAGTTAAGTTGAAGAGTTAGTCTAAGGTTCCGTCGAAATAGTAACTCAACGAGAACATGGAGCTTACCAACGAGACCATCCAAAAGATTGCCGCTGTGCATTTTACAGACTCACTCGACTCGTAAGTTAAGTACCCGACGAAGAGAGCGGATCCAAATATGACCGCCAGAAACAGTGCGAACGCTAGTGTTACTACGACGCCTGCAGCTATGGCCTCAACCCACTTGGGAAGTTTAGCCTTGGGTTTACGCTTTGTTTTTCGAGCCACGAGGTTTGCCCTTCTTAGCTTTGGCGCTCTTGATCTCGCGGACGGTCTCTACTTTGAGCTTCTCGGTCTCTTGAGCGACGATGTCTCGGATTTGAGGCAAAGCCGACGGTAAGTTCTTCAGCAAGAAGAACGACGCGTCAGTCAAGTCTTCGGCGACTACTTCGCCCCAACGAAACTCTACGTTTCCTTTTTGGTCCGGGAAGTTACCCACGAAGGTCGTGATGAAGTTACCGGACTCGTCCGTCGAAATTTCGGCGATCTTGAAGCGTGCCATTGGGTCTCCTTTTAAAGTGAACTCAAAATTTCCAAGATCTTGGCGTTTGTCAAACCCGCACTCTTGAGTTTAGAGATAACTCGTGCGTTGGATGTGCTGTTAGCCTTGGCTCGCTTAGTATACTTACGTTTAGCGGTTTTCGTGACCGTTTTCAACGCGAGGCGGGTGCGAACACGAAGACCTGGGTACTTCGTGATCAGAGCGTTCGAGATGAACGCATTGTGGTAGTACTGTCCATTGTGGTCGGTAACGTTCATTTCTTTCAGTTTATCTGCGATCTGAGGGTAGTTGTACCCAGCGCGGCGCATCTGCACAGCGTGATCGATCATAGTGTCGTCGCATTGTGTCTTAGTCAACTTCTTCACTTGAGTTAGCATCTTTCCTCCAAAATTAAAACCGGCTGTTGAGTATAGTCAACACTAAGCCCTTCAAAGCCCCTAAGGGGTCTGAGCACACCGGTATTTACAGTCACTTACACTGTTAAGAGCGCTCCATCAATCGTCCAACGCTTTTATAGAGCGGTTCATCTGCGTACCCGAACGCGGCACGGCGCGTGCTGGACTGAACTCTTTAGTTGAAGCGCGGGTCTTTTTTGAGCCAATTGTTAATCAAGCTCGAGCAATACTTCTTGAGTTCGCCGTCCGTTTTGTTGGGCTTGAACTCGATCGTACCCGCGCGGATACCTTCGAACAACTTCACGCGGATGGCCTTGCGGACTTCCTTCGTGACGAGTGTCTTCAACGGACTAGCGGGATTGTTTGCCGCTGCGCCGAGTACTTCCAACGCGAGTTGGTACACTGCTTCTTTTTGTTCGATCTGCGTAACGGGCGCCGTAGTTAGGGCTTGTTCCATGTTCTTCTCCTCTAAAACGTTTAAAACCGACTTCTCCAATATACACCTGAAGGACAGTCGATGCACACTATTTTCTTAAGGCTTCACTCAAAATTTGTTCCGGGGTCTTGTAACCGCCGCGACCGTTGCTGACGTCTATAACGATTTTGTCTGCAATTGTGGACAGTTCGAAGGCTGCCAAAAACTTAGACTGTTCTTCTTCCTTCTTGGAGAAGTCGTGGGATAACCCGTCGTCTTCGATGAAGGAGAAGTCAGAAGTCATCAATAGGATCAACCGGGTGTCTCCGGTATGCACTCCGCGTTCCATCGCGAACACGTAGTCGCCTGCATATTTTCTGTACAGTGGCGCGTAGACCACTTCGCCGAGATGACCCCGGTCGAAGATCAAGGGCAAGCCAGCGTCGATCATACTGAACATGTTTTGGTAAAGCTTGACTTGGTACAACCACAACGGAGAGACCGTGTTGGGAACGGTTACGTACACGTCCTCGTAAGCCTTGAGCTTCTTCGGCTTGTCGTAGTGTACTACCAGGTGGTACCCCAGCTCGTTGAGTAAGCCCTGGATAAGGGTTGACTTACCCATGCGGTCCACACCCTCGATGATGAATTGTCGCGGAGGTAAAGTCATCTGTTCCTCTTTATTTTACGGCCGAGAAATCAACCACGTAGAACTGAGCTGTGTGTCCTTCGTACGAGGTCTTCGTCCGAGGGATTGCAGTCAACTTTTTGTATTGCTTCTTCGGGATGGTCAGTACCAGCTCGTCTGTGTCTACGTCAAAGACTTGAATCTCCGAATCGATTGCGGCGTTGTTGACAACGTCGTATTCGGCTGGAGTCAAGCTCAGTGACTTTTTAGTGAGGTTATTGGCGGCTGGACGTTTGCGGATTACAGTTTTCATTTTAGTTTTCCTTTATCGTTTTAGTTTTACGGTACTCGATCATCTTATCTTGAGGTATTCTTGCGGTAAACAAGAATTGCGTCCATGGCAACTCGCATCTCCTCAACGCTCAAATTAGCACCTCTGATTACATTGCAAGTACCGCAGCATGGTAGAACGTTGTCAACATCGTATCCGCGACTGTTATCTATGCGATCTAATCCCATACCCATGCGCCCAGTGTTATTGCCGCAATACGTGCATGGTTTGGCCCACTGGGCGATCAATTGGTCTTTAGATAAGTTGAGTGACAAACCTCTGCGTCGCGCTATATCTCTAGCGTGTGAGAGCCGTCTTCGTTCCCCGTTAGACTCATTCCAAGAATCACACACCGCTTTCTATTGGCGTGCGCTGACTTGACTACTATGCCGCATGAGCATTTCACTTCGTGCGTCCGAGAGCTTTCAGAATAGCTTCTTCGTTTCTGTCATAAATATGCAAGCTATGTACATAATGAGTGTAAGTTCCGATTTCCAAGTCAGGATAGACCTCTTTAAGGTCCGCTTGCATTTTGTACATCAACGAGATGAACCAAGGCAAGTCGTAAGTCAAGCCCAACCAAAGATCGTTCGAACGCATGTTGACTGAAAAATTAAGCTTATTGTCACGAATCAAAAAAATTCCATGGAGTGTGCAGGTAAAATCAAGAACTCCTTTGAAGGCGTGTTCTGGTAACGAGAACCGCAAGATAGCTTGGCGAGTGTCTTTATCTTTGACCAAACACATTTGAGCCCATTCCCAAGGCGTACGACGAACTGGTACGTGCTCAAACACCGAATCAAAGCCAGGTTTAAGCTTCAGCTCAGTCTCGAAGTCATTGCCATGCGATTTCTTATCCCAAATGAGATGTCCGTAAGCAGAGTTGACCGTACCATCTGGATTCGCTAGCGACAACCAAAACTTAGAAGCTTTGCCGAAGTCTTCAGCCGAGTTGGTCTTTGAATCGTAGAGCGCGACTTCTTTGGCCGTGTACGAAGCTATAACTTCGTTGCGGTCGGCATCAGCAGTAACGATCGGTTCTGGCTTCGGACTCAAAATGGTGAACTGGTAATTAAGCTTCTCGCGGGTGCGTTGACCGCGCGGGGTAGCGATGTGGTCTGGGTTGTCGTACACGTCAGCCAATGTGGTGAGATACGCCTCGTGAATCGAGATGTAAGTATTTGGCTTTGTGAGTTCCGTCTTATCGACCGAGTTGAGTCCTTCGAAGTATGCCGGAATGGTATCTCTTAGATTCTTCATTTGTTGCCTTTCCTTAAATTATCTTTGGCCCACAGGGGTTGCAAGTTCGTGTAGTGACACGCGACTCTAACTTGAAACTCATCGCCTAAATTAAACGAGCTCAGCGGTCTTATATGGTCAACGCGCCAACCTCGAATTCCGTAGTTTTCCCAAGTCATACCTGGCTGAAACTTAGATTCAAGATGAGACCGCAATTCAGATATACTACACCCAAGATCGCCAACTGCGGAGCCACCTTTGTAACCTTTAATGAAGGCTTGACCGAAGCGATTCCTCAAAGCCTAGTATCCGCGTTCTTGGCGGGCGAAATTTTCTGCGTTCTTAGTTGCATAAAGTTTCTGAAACGTTGGACCATCGATACCTAGAG